TTAACACATCTTAAAGAGTTCACAACCGATGAGTTTGTTGTTTCTGAAGGACCATTAACAAAGAAAGAAACCGTACCAATTTGATTAATAACATTTGTTCCCAAGTTTGTTGCTAGTCCACCACCGACTCTATACTGAATAAACAGTGTTGAGTTAGGTGTTAAAGTTGCCCCTAAAGATAAGTTGTTTGAATATTTTTGTAATTCTAATGTTGTACCTAAAGTTGTAAATTGATTCAATTGGTCTTGAGCGGTATTTGTTCCGCCACCAAATGTCATCTTTTTAAATCCTTCAGGAGTATATTCTGTGATAAATCTATCTTGTGTTTGAATGTATTTACCAACTTTAATACCTGGTTGGTCAGAAACTTTTGTAGGGTCTTCAACAAACACCCTATCTTCCGCCAACGCGTCTACTTCATACCATCTGTTTTCTAAACCTAAAAATTCGGCAGTTGTTGGTGTGTTTGTATAGCTGGTACCGTTTTTTAACAATACACTTGTGATACCTAAAACATTTTTTTCAGGTAAGAATAATTCAAAGAATGGTTTTACATCATTTGCATTTATAACTCTTTTGAATACTTTGGTGATACCGTTTACAACCACTTCTCTTTTTGTAATTGTATAATTCACCAAAACATTGTTGGCATTAAAATTAGGTATTTTTAATCTATTCGGGAAACCTTGAGCATTGTATGGAGACGCAAAATCAATATCATAAACATTTTCAAAAACAATACCAGCACCTACCACTTGAGAACCTCTTGTCAATGTTCCAAGATATCTTTCATCTTCTTTATCACCATAAGCAGGAACCGTAACTGAGAAATCAACCAAAGCAACTGAAGGTCTTTGACCTGGTAATTTCAAACCATAAGTTCTTGCGATGTTATAAATTGAAGACCTTTGTTGTGCATATTGTAATACGGTTTCCTGAATACTTCTATCAATATTATAATGTAAGTTATCTGCAACCGCAGCATTTAAATCAAGGAATACAGAGAATACCGAAGCGTCATTAAAATCTTGAATTAAATCAGGATAATATGTTTTTGCATAGTTTAAGAGTTCAGTTCTTATTGACTGATAATCCCTACTTGTATATGATATTCTATTATTTGCCATCTTATTTAAATATTGATAATTACAAAATCACTTTGTCCAAAAGTAGAACCATTGGTTGAGTAATCTATTCTTATTTTTGCAGTATATTCTGAAGTTCCTTTACCAGGGAATCTGTAAATTGATGATTCACTACTTCCAACTAAATTTTGACCTGTTGCAATATCAACTTCTTCTTGTGGGTCTGCCGGTGTAATACTTAAACTATTTACCAATAAATTAGGCATAAAGTTTTCAATTGCATCCCTAATATCCGATTCAATTGCATTGAATGTTAGTCCATCAAACGGTTCAAAAAGAAATTCATACAATCTTGTACCAAATTGCGGTAAAAAATATCTTGAACCTTTTCTAGTTAATAACAAATGAATGAGGTCAGCTTTAATTTCTTGTGCTTGAAATTCAGTTAATTCCAAATAATCACCCCTTCTGGAATCCCTAAAGGGGAAATTTAAACCGTATGTTACTCCGTTAGCCATTGTCTATAAATATAGTAGTGTTTCCTTTTTGTGCCCTGGGTTCAAATGGACAATGTCTACAATTATTCCCACAACAGTAACCTCTCTTTAAATGAAAATGTTCAGTAAATACTAATCTCGCCCCATCCATATAATAATGAGAATGGAGAAGTTTAGGGGGTTTCTTTTCGTTTTCTTTCACTTTGTATTTTCTTTAAAATTGGTGAGAACTGAATAAATTCTTCATAAGTAAATCTATCTGATTTTAACCTATTGCATTCCCAACAACAAGTGACAACATTTTCTTTTGTATAACCTAAGTCATTATTTTTTCTATCTAGTTGGTGTGCTCTACTATTCATTTTACCCCAATTTCTTGTGTGTTTATGATACATAATTTCAGATTCACAATAATGACAATTTTTGTTTTCTATAATATCTTTGAACTCATTGAATGTCAAATCAACAGTAATTTTATTTTCTCTTTTTTTGTTTTTTAATTCAGTATAAATATGTCTATATGGTTCCCCTATTTGTGAACATCTTCTACATTTACCCGAATGTGTTTTTAATGATGATGATTGAACGTTCAATTCTGTCCCACATCCAACACATTCAAAAATAAAATTATAATATCTATTTTTTCCTTTAACAATTTTTTCTTTTCTTATTGAATTTTCTTTTAATAACATAATTAGTGTTTATTATAAATATCACCAATAATAAAAAAACCGGACATAATCCGGCTTATTTTTTTTATTTTTTTATAACTACTTTATTTCACATCCGGCCGAACTACAAGCTAATTCTCCACTTAAATTTGTATCATCATCCATTTCAATAATGTTAGATAAATCAACATCTTTTAATGTTTCCATTAGTTTTTCATATTCTTCCTTAGTACAATCGGTAAAAGGTGCTTGAACGTATGAGCCATTATCATAGGGTAAAACTGACAAGCCATTGTAGTGCTCCCGTTCAGTCCACATCCATTCACCAACCGCCGGCCATTCGTGTTCTCTTATTGATATTGTTGCGGATACGTTATGTGAATTACTTCCCGTTCTGTGTCCCGGTTTAATCCATTCCATATGAACCTTTTTAACTCTCTCCAATAATTGAATTGGTGATTCGTTTCTCAAAATTGACCCCTCCGGAGCTTTTTGTGGAATACCAATAACCGCAGTGTCGTGTGGACGGAAGTACTCGTCTTCAATTAGTTCAGGATGATTGTCTCTTAAATAAGTGTAAATCGCCTCATTCTTTCCAACTCTAACTCTACGAATGTAGTAGTCATTGTGCCAAGCGTGAATACCTGATGATGTTCCAAGTGTTAATGATGTTGTTCCAGCAGGTTTAACCGTAGTCGTTCTTGCAGATTTATTAATACCTAATAATCCAGCAACCCTTTCATTCTCAATTTTAACAATTTTCGCGCCTGATTTCATATCTAATCCTAGTACCGCACCTGAACCAATACCTGTCATTGATACGCCAATAAGTGCATCTTTTTCAGTTGTTCTTTGCCAAATTGGTCTTAAATAGTGAAAGTTTGTATATCCTGCTTGAAGTGTTCCAATGAACGTAGCGACCTTGATTCTTGATTCAAAATCTTCTTGATTTACAACATTTGAAACATTCACTTCGCAAAGATTACAAAATTGGAATGGACGAAGTGCAATTTCACAACAAGGGTTTGTTCCCCAATCTTTATCGTTTGTAAAGTAAATTCCCGGTTCTCCCGCTCCACTCGCTTCAATTCTTTTCCAAAGCTCCATAAAGTAATCTTTGGTAATCTTGTGTCTTAATAAAGCCGCCGAGTTGTTTGCTCTTCCTCTTTGTGGATTTGTTTCCCACCAAGCCCCTGACTTACAACTAATCATTTCATCATCTGTTGCCGAGAACAAACTTATCAGAGCTGCTCTGCGAATCCCCCCTGCTAGGACGGCGTCAGCGATGTGACAAACCATATCGTGAACCTCAATTGGTCTTAATTTGTCACCATCTTGTTTAGCTTCCAATATACCTTCAAGTTTAATCAAACACTCTTTAAGTGGTTGAGGTCCTGGTGCTTTACCACCCGATGTAACCAATCTCGCACCTTTTGCTCTGATGTCACTAAAATCAAATTCAATTTTTGAACCCCCGAAGAAATATGATTTAACCAACACTTTAACCGCATCCGCCCATCCTTCAATTGAATCTGCAACTAACCATCTTCTTGTTCTTTCATTTGGTTTTCTGATTTCAGGTAATTCATCTACATGATGTTTTTGAACTGAATAACCAACACCTGTTCCACCTAATAATAGGAACATAATCTCTGAAAATACTCTCCAATCATCAACCGGAGCGTAAGCACAGTTGTAAATTCTGTTTGGAGAAATCTCAATTGGTTTCCCCGCAAATTGCATTGACCTCATAGATGGTAATACTTGTTTATTATAAACAAAATGATAATTGTCTCTTATCTCTTGTTCTAAATGGGGATACGATTTGATATGCATCTCCATGTTTCTTGTTACTAATTCGTACCAAGTTTCTCTTCTCTTTAAGTCGGGAATGTACTTAGCGTATTTCATATACACTGTAATTTCCGATAAAATTCTGTTTGAAATTTCCATTTTTAATTTTTTTTGTTTTTGTAAAAAAATCACCGATTTTAATATTAAATATTAATACTATTGGTTATTGCCTCATAATTTTAATAAAAAAATTAATGTTTTTTCGTGAAAAAATAAATATTTAATTTGTGTTATTGTTTTGTTCTCTTTGTTTTCTTTTTTCTAAAAGTTCTTTAACTCTATCACGTTTTCTTTCTTCTTGTTGTTCTTCAAACCCTAAGAAAGTTACAGAACTTTCAGTATCTATTTCAAGGAGTTCGTTGTTGAACTTGCAGTTCTCAAATACGACCCCATCTTTACCAATACGTGACTTGGTAATTGCTATAGTGGCCAAATTCATTTCTTTTTGTTGTAATGTTTTTGCCACCGATATGATAACATGACCTACCTGAGCTTTCTTAATTGACCCACCCATTTGGTCAGTAGTTACAACCTCAGAAGAGATTGATGACCTGTTACCTTGTGTTGCTGTCCAACCTACCAATGATAACTCATGACACATTGCCTCAAATCCTCTCATTACTGACCCCTCGGCCTTCCACTCATCTTTAGAACTACTTTCAGGTACCACACAATCAATATAGTCCAAAAGAACTAAATCAATTTTTGTTCCGTCAGCAATCATCTTTCTAATTTGATTTTTGATTTGACTCATAGTCATAGTGTCTGAAGGTAATTTCTTTAGAATCAACTCATTTTTCATTGTCTCTTTAATCTCCGTAATTTTACCCATCACAGTTTCTTTATGTTGAACCAAATTATCAGGTTCAATACCAGTCCATAAGGTAAAGTGTTTACGTTGGACAATCTTCGGATTGTCTTCAAAGAAGATTTGTAAAACATTATACCCAAGATTAAATGCCGTGTTAGCAATTTTGGTTAAGATAGTTGTATTATGAGTTAACACATAATCTCTTGTCACATATAGTTCATCAGGATTAGAAACTTTAATACATACTGCTTCCTCATCATGGGAATAAGTTATTGACTTAACATATTTCTGTTCAACATATTTAGTTCTCTTATAATATCTACCAACCTTTCTTAATAATTTAAATGGAACAATATTATTGGCAAACGACATTGTTATTGTATAAGCCAATTGACCTTCTTTTTTCTCCCCATTATAATTATAAGTAGGTATTTTATTGTTAACCCTAGCAGTGCCTCCTAAAGATAATACTAACTCTCTTACATCATTACATAATTGTTCCGATATTGTCGTAAATTGAACAGTTCCTTTTTTGTCAACATACCCATCAGTATCCATTAAACCTTGTAACAAAGCAATTCTAACATCCAATGAATTATAAAGATAATCTTTTGGTATGAATTTATTATTAGATTTTTTATTTAATAAATCGTAAACTTTAAGTCGTTTTTTAATTTCACCTTTTAAGTTTATTGATTTTATACTGTTGGTTTCTGTTCTATAATATTCATTATATGAAGTATGTTCATCTAAATAACTTATAGAATCAAATAATTCATCATCTTTAGTACTTATACGGACACCACTATCACATATACTACCATCACCCAATAATAATCCAATTAAATATGGGTCTATTAACACTTCTCTTTTTTCAAAACCCACAGGACTTACCACAGGTAATCTATAATTATAACGACCTCTCTTTTTAATGTCATTCATCATGTCCAAAGTTTTTACAACTTTATAACCAAAGTTTGGTCTATATATTGACTTACCACCCTTACCTCTTGTCTTAGAAGTTCTCATATTAAGTGTGTTAACACTCCAAAGATGTTCTTCATCACAATTTACAAAAGTATCATCAGTAAATTCTACTTTATAAATCGGTCTTACACCTTGTGGATATACACCCAACACATATTGTTCTTTACCATCACTACCAACAACTTTATCCCCAATCTTAATATCACCCATCGTCACCCATCCTGTTGGCATTAAAACCGGTTCAGAATACGGCAAAGATTTTCCAACCCCCGTAGGAGCCAATATAACACCTATCTCACCTTTTGCAAGACCTCCCTTAAGTAATCTATCAATACCTGGTATTCCAATCGGAATTGGGTGTCTAAAATCCTCATCTAATACCGTATCAAGGTTAGAAAATATATCGGTTGTACCCATATCTCTTTCTCCAACTTGTAACGCCAAACGAATTAATCCCTCAACTTTATCATAAGATTCAAAATCACCTTCTGTGATAATCTTTTGAGATTTGTCCATCGCTTTTTGAAGTTCTTGTTGTTTACAAAACTTCAAAGCCTTTTCTTGAACAAATTGAGTTCCTTCAAATGGTGCGTCTTTGATTTGTGAAATAGTATCAAGAACGATTTTAGCAACCAATTCTTGTGAGATTTCGGATTTAACGATTTGTTCAAGAGTATCAAAGTTAGGGGTTGACTGATATTTCGCATGGTACTCCTTTGTCATCTGTAGGATGATTTTAAAGTACTTGTTGTCAAAATAAACACTTTCAATTACATCCATAATTGATGTTGAAAATTCTTTATCTACAATAAGTTGGTTTAATAATTGTATTTGAAATGTGTTCCCTAAATAATCAAAATTCTTGTTCATATATCGTTTTTGTAATCCCCTGTTTTATTAAATAGTTACTTTCTTAGGTCAAGACCCAAATAATCAAAACTTAATTTTCGGGATGAAAAAATGTAAGTTAATTCTCTCAAAACTTCTTTTAAAAATGGTCGTACATCCACCGTATAACGAACTTTTGGTGGGAATAATTTTCCATCAAAAAATCTATGACAAATTGTCTGTTCTCCAATTTTGATGTAAAGGTTAAATTGTTCACTTTCATCGGTAAATGATGTATTCATAATTGATGGGTCACTCATAATTGCTTCTGTATTGTCAATCATGTAGGTGACCGTTTTCATCTTTAAATAATACTCAAGTTCTTGTTTGAATTGTATCATGTAATAATACAATTCCAATGAATTTTTTGCGTTTGGATTGAACCCTCTGACATTGAAAAATCTTTGGACGACAATGTTGTCATTCAATGTCATCAGGAACTCCATTTTGGTGCTGTCTTGTTCTTTCATATTTAATTTTTGTTTGTGTTTCTTTTTTCTTTTCTAATTAATTTCATAAATGGTTTTAGGAAGTTTACCCACGCCTCATCATCTTTTGGTAGGTATTTGAAGAGTCCGTCTTCCATCATCATTCTCATCAAGTTTTTATATCCTCTATCAGTTGGGTCTATAGTATCATTTAATATCTGTGTCACCAATTCTTTTCCATCTTCAGTTATTAAAGGATTAGTTAAATCAACAATCTTTTTGTTTGTTGTATAGAACTCTTCCCCAAATATAGTTGATTTTGTCTTACCTTCCAAAAGATTAACCAATGTTTTTATAGGTTTCTTTTGCGGGATATTTCGTGCATAATCCAAGATTTCTTCTACTGTGCATGGTTTCTCCAGCACCTGAGGAAAATATTTGATTAATGTTTTTTCCCCAAGCCCTTCAATTCCACTGATGTTATCGGATTTGTCCCCTGTAAAGATTTTAGTTAATAATACATTATAATGGGGGATATCAACCTTGTTAATGGTTATCATATCCCCATTCTTATAATATTGTTTTGATATTGGTGAATAGATAGTAACTCTTTCTGATATAAGTTGGGTAAGGTCTTTGTCCGCAGAGAAGATTATAATATCCTCATCGGTCGCAATTTGTGTATAAAACGCTATAAGGTCATCCGCCTCGTTGTTAACCATTTCAACCTGACGAACAAATATTTCTTCAAGGTATTGTTTAACACGGGACTGTTGATACAAATACGATTCGTACTTGTATTCATTCATATCCTGTCTTCTGTTCGCTTTATACTGGGGGTAAATCGACTTTCTAATGGATGAATTAGATTCACCATCCCAAAAGACAACAACCTTATCGTGATTATGTTCTACAAGAAATTTTTGTAAGGTGTTAATAAAATGGTAAATCCCACCTAAGTGTTCACCATTATTGTATAAATTTCTAGTACCATGGAATCCAATTAACAGGACATTATTTCCATCAACTAATAATGTTTTTTTCACGAATATGTTTTAAAGTGTGAACAATTTTTTTTACTATTTTACTACTTAATTTCAGTAATAATAACTTGTTTGACGTTACTTGTCAAATTATTAGTATCTCTTATTTTTTTTTTCAGCCTCAGAGCATGAATTTCCATTCATATTAATTGTTGTTTGTAAATTAGTTTTACCACCACCTTCATAAATTAAGGTGTAACTTACTTTTTTGTTTTCTGACATAATTGTTTTTTTTTTAATTATTGGTTAGATAATAATTTTGTTACTTTTTTTCATATTTTCTTCCGCCCATAATGGTTGAAGATTTGTGTAATGACACAACTTGTAAAGTTCTTCTTTTGTTTTTGCAGAAGATAATGGAATAATGTGGTCAATGTGCCATTCACTCCTATTCTCCCAAGTCATACCATCAACAAATTGGTTTTCTAAATGTTCCTTAAGGAATTGTGGAGAACATCCAACAATGTCGAAAGTTTTGTTTGTTTTTGAGATGTTAAGTAATGTTGAATATTTCCATATTCTAGACCTCATACCAACAATTAGAGAGTAAACAGGAGAATTTCTTTTTTTGTTTTTTTCGTAATTATTTCTTTTATCTTTATTATTACTACGATAAATTTTAGATTTCGCTAATCTTTCTTCTTTATTTTCATAATAATATTTTCTTTTACGTTCTAATACTTTTTCTCTATTTTCTTCTATGTATTTTTTTTGATAATCTAACCTATCTTGTCTTTTTTCAATATAATGGAATCTTATTTTATCTCTATTATTATCTCTCCATTTTTTTTTTCTTTTCCTCGCATCTTCAACGCTATAATCTTTTTCAATTTTTTTTCTACACTGTTTACAAAAATGTCTGTACCCATCTTTCGCAGATTTCAATTTACCAAATTCACAAACATCTTTTCTTTCTCCACATTTATTACAAACTTTTGTTTCCATTTTCTCTATAATCTTTAAGTAATTTATTTACAAGGGATGATAAATTTATATGAAGATTTCTATAATAATTTAATAGTTCAGGTTCCAAGGCAACCGATACTTTTGTTTTTTTTTCTTCTTCTTTTTTTAATACTCGTCCCATATATAATAAATATCTATAAGTTTATAAAAAGTGTGAATATTCACAAGTTTTTTATTCTGTAATTTCAATCTCATCACTATCATCTAATTTAATTTCTCCATCACCACCAAGAATAGCATTCCAATATTGCGAATATTCTTTTTTATATTTTTCAATTTCTTCTTTTGTATCTGCAATGTACCCTTGTGGTACCGCAATAATTTTTGAATCTTTATAACCTAAACCATTTACGTGATTTTTAAGGATGGAAACTTTTGTTCTTACCGCATAGGACACTGTTCTACCATTCTTGGTTGCCGTAATATGGTTAATTCCCGCACTTGCTTGATTACCAAATAAAAAAACTAAACTACTACTTAACCAAACAGCATTCCCACCCTTAGCTTTAATGGTCGGCTGACCAAATGGGGTGCTTGGGAGTTCAACCCAAGGTTGTGAGATAATTGTTAGGGTATTGATATATGGATATTCTTCTTTTTTAGATTTAGATATTCTAGAATGTATTCCCATACCAATTTTATCAGATAAAACACCAGCGGCATGTTGTTTTCCCCCACCCCCATTAAATGTCAATTTGCAAGGAATACTTCCAATACTATCCCAAAAGAATGCTAAACTGTATGGTAAATCACCAGATTCTTGAGCATCTATCAATTCATTTATATAATCAGTTGCTTGTTCTATATAATCAAAAGAATCATTAAATAACCACTCCCCATCCCAAGTTCCATCAGGTTGTTTTTCCGCTTTTAATCCTAATTCCACAGAGTGCTCCCAAGACCACTTTTTTTCGGTTACAATGAATACAGGAAGATGACCTTTTCGTTGAGCATCTGCAGCTGCTAATATCATTGCCGTTGTCTTAGAAGTGTTGCTATGTCCCAAGAACATATTAATACCCCCCATTACAGGTCCAGGTAAACCACAAGCATCCATAAAAGCTTCTCCGCAGTTATAGAAACTCTCAGGTTTGTATTTTGTTTTTGTAGAGAACTTACTCTTTATATTCTCTAATGAGAATTCTTTCTTTTTAATTGCCATATTATGTGTTATATAAATTAATCATGTATGGTACCATACAAGATACCATACATGATGTGTTTTGTTTTATTAGAAAGGTAAATCTGTGTCAACCTCGTCATTTGATTGAGGGTCAACGATAGGTGCTTTTGTTTCAGCCTTTTTAGACCCACCCATTGATGTTGTAGATTCGGTATCGTTACCGTATACATAACCACCTTTATCACTATCCCATTTTGGAGTTTCTCCACGAGCAATTGCCTCAAGATAGTCAACAGGTTTTTTAGAATATACATCCAACCAAGTCAACTCGTCATTAATCCAAGAATCACCTTGAACTTTTTCTTCGTGTATTGGTGTTGGGTCGTCATACATAACTGTAGACACACTTGTGTATTCTTTACCTGCAGGTGTTTTAGATTTTGTTAATTCAATGATAAGGTCGCGTCCTTTTTCAGGGTCAGTGATATCACCTTTGTTTCTCCAAATTGGAATGATTTTATCCAATATACCATCGTTCTTGTAATTGTGTTTAAATCTCCAAAATTTTGGACCGTCTTCTTCTCTGTCTCTATCAATAACCTTTACGATATAGAATTTACGGGACTTGTATTGTTTCGCTAATTCTTTATCAGATTCTTTACCTGTTGACATCAATTCTTCATAGACCTCATTTAAAGGTGAACGCTCATTGTCATTCTTTCCTGGGTCATAAAATTTTTGCCATTGTCCACCTACTTGTATTTCGTGATACCAAGCTTCTTTAAATGGTGAAGAACCATCTGGTGTAGGTAGGATACGTACTCTACGTTGTCCTGATTTCTCTTTGTCTCCTAAGATTAAAGCGAAATACTTTTTCATTCTT